TCTGGCGTTATCCTTTCAGTTTTTCTTTTGTGTTAGTTAGGTTTAGCTAGCAGTCAGCAAGTTAACAATTCGCCCAGCGTCAGTCGAGTCACCAACATCGTGAACATTGATGTCAATACGCTCGGTGCCTCGGATAGCCAACTGGTCAGTCTCGAACAGGTTTACGCTATCAACAGTACCAGACGACGTAAACGCAATGCTAGTCTGCCTACGGTCACCAAAGTCCGCAGTCTGGCGCATGTTGGCCAAGTAGCAAACGTTGTCCGCAGCGGTGGCGGTCTTCGGCATCTTCTGGTTAATAACAACAGGGTAGCCAAGGAACGTGCGAGCAGGGCCACCAGCCGTGACTTCAGTGGTCGTATTGCCGCCTGCAGCAAGCTTGATTTTTTCCATCACACCAGCGAAGAAGGGTTTGGTGCAATGCCACGCAGCCGAGCCATCATCCGCAAAGACAGGAAGGACACCAACCATATCGTTAAAGTTGGAAAGCGTAATCCCAGCCCAGTTAGTGTGCGTACCGCTTGCGCCGGTTACTTGACCAGCGGGAGTTCCGGTAACTGCGTCGAAGCTGCCCTTCAGCCCCATGATGCCGCCATAGGTAGAAGTACCATCGCCGAGGAAGAAAGCCGCATCTTCATTCGAGCTAAACGCATAGGCAATCTCTTCCATCAGATCGTCACCAATGCTGATAGCCGAATCTTCATCCAGCTCAGAGGTAAACGTAGACAGGACCATTAGCTTTTTAGCAACCAGGCGAACCAGGTCAACCGATTTGAGCGAGTGCGTACCTGCAGCACCTTCACCAACCCAGACAGCCGTAAGGCCACCAGTGCGGCGAGGGCGAGAAGTCGTATCACTGCCCATCGGAACCATACGACAAACCGTGCGAGCAACACCAAACTGCTCACGCAAGTCAATCATGTCCGTGTCGAATTCCTCTGGTACGAGGTAGCCGAGCGCCGTATTCGTAGTCGTGTTATGAGGCGTAGCAGCTTCGAACTTGCCGCCATGCACACCATGCAGCAACGGAATGGAGTAATCAGAGCAGAACTTAACTGCACGAGCACTGCCGGTCGCAACTGCCACTGCCCACATACCAAACCGCATCGCTTTCTTCTTTGCGATTTCGGGGGTCGCGCCTTTGAAATTTCGAACAGAGCCGACTTGCGCCATGCCCTGCGGAATCTTAAAGTCTTGCATAAAGTCGAAAACAGGTTTCACAAGCGCTTCTCCTGGCTGGGTTAACGCTGAACGCAAGGGAGCAACAGCAGCAGTTCGCGCCTGCGCTTCCTCTAGGCGTTTGCGGGCTGAAGCCAGACGATCTTCTGTGTGCTTGGCCTGGATTGCGTCACCCAGTGCTTCGGCATTACCCATCAGCGACTCAAACTGGTCCAGCTCATCTTCGCTCATGTCACGCTCTTCCGTAGCAGCAAGCTGCGCAAGGGCGTCAGCTTCCGCTAGAAAGGCATCTCGTTGCTCGATCTGCGCATCCAGCGTAGGCGTATCTTTCTCGTTTTCCATCTTGTAATTTTCCTTTTGTGTTTGTGTTTGTTTTGCGTTTGCGCTACTTTTCGCTATCGGGAAACTCTGCCCCGAGGTTTCTTGCTTTTGCTTTTGCTAGGGCTAATCTCTGCCTAGCAGTACTATTTAGTCTAGCAGACTGTTTACCGCTTTGCAACTTGTTTAACTCTGCTAGTGTATTATCTAACGTATCTACCTTGTCTACTAGGCCTAGCTTAAGGGCTTCTGGAGCTGCGAATACGTTTGCCTGTAGCCCTAGTAGCTCCTCAGCTGTCATCGGCCTGTTCTTCGCTACTTCGCTAAGGAACACCTTGTTTATGTTGTCTACTAGGCTTTGCAGCTCAGCAAGGTGCTCATCTGTGACTTCGGTGCCGGGAGTGCCTGCTCCTTTCATGTCGCCAGTTGCGATTATATGTACCTTGAGACCTTCGCGCTCTGCAGCAACAGAAGAATCTACCACAGTAGTGATAACGCCAATTGAACCTACAAGCCCCATGCGATTTACCACAATGGTTCCAGCTTGCGATGCCACCCAGTAGGCAGCAGACGCACCAAGGTCGTCAATGAACGCTGTTACAGGTTTGATCTTGTTGGCAGCGGCTACTGCGCTAGCTAGCTCGTGGGTACCTGCTACTGTTCCACCAGGGCTGTCGATATGCAGCAAAATCGCAGAGACATCCTCATCTTGTAACGCTGCGCGTAGCTGCTTACGAATGGCCAAGGTAGATGCGCCGCCAAACTTACTTGCAAACTTCATCATAGGCCCAGCAATGCTAATGATGGCCGTGCTGCCTACTTTTTCAGGCTCATCTTCATCTTCACCGAATTGCGCATCAGCAGGGGGAACTCGCAGGTCCATACCAGCTTTGAACATGTCGAACTTAGCTTTGAAGTAGCTGGGTAAGATAGCCCACGCAGCGACATGCTCATTCCAGCAGGCCTTCGTGTGACCAGCGGTTATGAAAGCAGCGTCATCACTTTTGCTAGGGCTGGGGGTAGACTCAACCTGCAGAGTCCTATTAGGGGCAACAGAACTCTGCCCAACTTTCAGTAGGGGAGACTTGCCTTGGTTTTCTAGCTCTAGTCCAGTAGTAAGGTTAGCCGTAGTATTAGTAGTGCCCAGCACCGGCAAACCATAATCTGTAAACCAGCCTAGCGTGTCTGCATCACCAGCTGCTACTGCTGCGTTTATATCCGCAACGTTAGCAACTTTCTCAACTGGGTATTCTTCAAAACCATCGTTAAAAGTAAGGTCACTCATTTGTTATGCACTCCTACCGGCAATGTGAATGTCATACGTAACGTTACCACTAGGCGCATTAATGTTAAGCAAGTGATTACTCGTGTCAGCTACTGCATATGCCGGATTCGTAGGCGAGGACAGGAAGAAAATGCCACCTGGTTTTATAGTGACCGCCCCAGTGTCTGAACCCGCAAAAGGCGTATTGAACGTAGCGGCAGTGCTTTCATTACCTACAATAATGTCACCAGATGAAGTCGATAGGTTATGCACCATGATAGTGGTAATCTCAGCAAAAGCTAAGGACTGCCCAAGCGCGTCGAGACCTGCGCCTGACCCTACGTCTATAACACCAAGGTCATATACATCAATAGGGTCGTCATTTCCAGAAGTTATGGTTCGGCCCTTATCAGACCATACACGGTCAAAAGTATCTGCAACCGTACCTGTAGTAAAAGTCTGCGTCAGCGCTTCTCCTAGCGTCACACTGGGAGCTGCGGTCGAGCTTGCGTCTAGCGTGTTTGTAATTGTTGCGCGAAAATCCACCTTCATTGTCCCAGTGGCTGTTCTTGTACCCATTTGTTATTTCTCCTGCGTTTGCGTTATTTTGTTATATAGCGTTTCGGCTAGCTCTGCACTTGTGGCGTAGCTAGATAATTCTTCTGTTACTGCTGCTGCTCCTAGCGCGGCTATCTCAGCAGTGTCCTGCAAAGCCAGCTCATCAGCTATGACCTCAACGAAGGGCCAAACTCTACTAGCAAAGTAGGCCGCTTGGCCAAGTAAAAACTCTTCTTGCCACTTTGCGAAGTCTACTCTGTTACTGTTATTAGTATACGCCTTCTGTGCCTTAACTACAAGAGGCTCAAAAGCGTTTACTAGTATCTTAGTGTGCCTTGCCGTTGCGGCTGCTTTTTTCTTTTGCTCCTCTTCTTCGTCGTCTTCTTCTTCTTCTTCTTCTGCTGGCTCCTCTTCGGGTTCCGCTACAGGCTCAGCTGATTCTTCCTCTTCTTCTGCTGGAGGCTCCTCATCTTCACCAGGTTCAGCAACAGGCTCCTCTTCTGCTTTAGCCGCAGCCCGCTCTTCCTCCTCCTCACGTTCTTTAGCAGCGGCAGCGCGGTCGTTCTCTTTTGCTTCTTCTTCTCGCGCCGCAGCGTTGTCCTTGTTTGCCTCATCCATCTCGTTGTTGTGTATGATATCCTGAACAGTGCGTTGCTGCGCCTGCATGAACCGCTGCTCGCCCTCTTCGCCACCAATCGGGTTCATATCTAACAACTCTAAACCTTGGTCTGCGCTGAAGAGGCCCGCTTGACGCATCTGCGTGATGAAAGTCGCCATATCGCTGAAATCACCCTGAATTTTAGGACGATGCGATATGCTAATTTTGCGATCACGCGATTCTGTCAGTAGCTTGCGTTTAAACTCTTGGGCTACTCGCATTGTCCAGGGAGACAGCGTTTCAGAGTTGTAAATCCGGTTGTCAGCTTCTACTTTGTTGTAGCCAGAGCTAACATCAGACTGTATCTTATTCAACGGCATACGGAATAGGCGACAAATTTCCATAACCTGGAAAGCGCGAGTTTCTAAAAACTGTGCCTGGTCAGGGGGTATGCCAATTGCTTTATAGCTCATCCCCTCTTCTAGGATACCAATCTCGTGAGAGTTGCCGGTGCCTTGGTAGATATTCTTCCAGCTGCGCCTGAGATTATTCTGCGCCTCTTCTCCTAGCGATGAAGTAGATTCGATAACGCCAGATAGCGTAGTGCCATTGCCGTAGAAGCGAGCACCAAATTCCTGAGCCGCCAAAGACAGTCCCAACGCAGAGGCATTTGATTGCAAAACAGACAAGCCGGTAAGGCCATCTTCGGACAAGCCAAACGAGTGAAACATATCTTCTGGTGCAACGTGGCTACTACCTGAGCCTGCAGGAGAATTCAAGTCATTGGTAACTTCGTAGATAAGCTCCCCTGAGTGTTTTCGTACCAGCCGCACCCTGCTGGGATGAATTGGCCAGAGTGCTGCAGGCCTGCCGGTCATCCCAAAACGCTGGATTTCCGCATAGCAGTTACCCCAGCTAAGCATCCAAAAATACATGAGCTGCCAAAAAGTAATGTGCGTCATCTCGGTGTTGGGCTGCTCTGTCGCTAGCTGCCAAAGCGGATGATTCTTAACCTCTTTTCTGCCTCGTGGATCTAGCTCCTTTACTATCATCATAGGAGTCTTAGCACAATCAGTAGAGATGTTATTAACGCAAGCCATGTACGTTGTGATGCCCAGGCTAGTGTTGGCGTTAATTGGAACCCCTGCTGAGGTTTGCCTAGTAGCTCCCACGCTAGTCCAGCCGTTTGGTCCTGCTTCGAAGTTGAAAGCGCTGCCGCTAGCGTAGAAACTAGGAATCTTCAGTAGGTTGCCACTTGGCGCAGGTTGTGTAATCTCTAGCTGTGTTGCTGCTTTTGCTACTGGTACATGCCGCTTAGTCATCTATGGACTCCTTGGCCCTGGATTACTGTTGCTCTTGCTTTTGCGTTACTCTCTGTGCTACACTAGCAACTAGATAGAAAGCATGCCTCTGGACTCGTAGACAGACTCCCGCTGAGGGGCCATGGTGATTAGCCGAGCTATGCCGGTTACCAGGGCTGATGTGCCGTCTATTTTGTTTGTGTCTACTAACTTCATCGGACTCATGTTGCCGCGAACGTCTTTATGTACTGACGTATTACCTAAGCACCAGTCTAGAATCGGGTTGCCATCATGCTCAAACCAGCCTTCTAACACAGCTGCCTCCAACATGCTCATCGCAGCGCCCATACTAGCTGGTCCCTGGCGAACATACTGAACCTCAAAACCATCGTCCAGTAGGTTATTACTAAACTGTGTTGCATTATACGGGTCTAGCCCCACTTCCGCAACCCCTACGTCCTCTTGCCAGTCTCGTAGTTGTTTGTGTATCCAGTCGTAGTTTGTCGTATGCCCTGGCGTTAAGTTGAGGAATCCTCTGTCTACCCAGTTGGCGTACATCATCATGTTGGGGTTTTTCGAGCTTGGCCGAACCACTGCTTCTGGTAGCCAAAACTTGGAAATCGCCTTGATATTGTTACCCTGCTGACATACAAGGACCGCTGCGCACATATCTGAAATACTAGCCAAGTCAATGCCTACTATGTTAGTCTGGCGCTTGAAATCTGATAGCTTCAGCAGGCGGCTACACTCCATATAGCGGTCCATGTTGAGCCAACCATCTGCCGATTGTACCCACAGATTCACACGATAACGCTTGAACT